GGAAGGATTTGCACCTTCCACTCCATCGTGAGATGAAGTGCATCTTTTCGTAAGCCGGTTGTTACACCCTTAAGCCTCCTTTCGAGAGACTTAAGCCCTAAACTTCCTTCAAATGAATCCTAATTGGCTCCGTTGGATGACTCAGATCATGACGTCAAGCAATAAAGCTCATTTTAAGAATTCGAAGTTGGTAACTTTATCCTTAGTCCTTCCCAGGACGTAAGAAAGGGATTCTAGCCAAAGTTAAAAGAGGAACATTTAAGGAACCTCTCTTGTAACATTAATTGTTATAAGTTAACGCTTAATATTAACAAGATAAAGAATCCTTGTGGTTTCATTCCCACAAGCCTTGGAGACTTGTTAAGAACTAACATCCAAGTTCTCTAATAACTATTACTATGAAAAACAATCAATTAAATAACCTGATATCTAATATGTTTAAAGTCATAATTAAATTATGTACTTTAATATATCCAAATATTAAGAAAAATAATCATATTGTTTCCATATTCCAATTAATGCAAACTATTATTAAAAATAATGGTTTAGCAACATTTGTTAAACAATGGAAGCAAATTAAATTACATGTTACCAGATATCTTACTGGTAACCCATTGTATACAAATAAAATTGGAATTGGGCTAGATCGTGATGGTTGACCAAAAAGAATTTCATTTCTTAAAGAACTTGTTAATACCAATGAAGGTGTACGTTATGTACTTACCTTAATGTTAATTTCAAGAGTCTTTAAGTATGAAAGAAAAGATTCTCCAAAAGTCAAAATAGATTCAATTATAAACCCTTCTGTAAGAAGAAAAGTTTATACCATTCCTAATGGATTCATTAAGGAATTTGTAAAATATTTTGATTTGAAAGAAATAGATGTATCTTTCGATACAACTAAATCTTTATACCTTAGTACAAAAGCAAGTATTAATGGAAAAGCTACTCTAACAGCCTTGGATAGTATTAAATTACTGAACCAAGACCAAAGAGATGCTCTCCTTGATCTTACTGATGAAAAAGGTAAAGAGTACTTTTATGATATATTATCTCTCGCGAATAGTGTGAATCCTATGGATTATAAAGTTTTGAAGTCAAAACTTAATAAAACATATATAAAAGAAAGTGGAAAACTTTCTCTTATTATGGACCCGGATTTAAAAGTAAGGGTTATAGCAATAGTTGACTATTTTAGTCAAGTAATGCTGAAACCAATTCATACAGGAATTCTTAATAATCTTAAGAAATTTCCATGTGATAGAACTTTTACTCAAAATCCCCACCATTCATGGGAAAATAATAATCATTCTTTTTGATCAATGGATTTATCATCCGCTACAGATCGTTTTCCTGTTTCTCTTCAAAGAAGAGTATTACAACATCTTATCGGTGTAAACCGTGCAAGAAGTTGACAATACTTATTGACTGAAAGAGATTTCCATACTCCAGATGGTACAACAGTACGTTATGCTGTTGGACAACCAATGGGTGCATACTCTTCTTGAGCTGCATTCACGTTGTCACATCATTTGGTAGTACAATTTGCTGCTAAATTAGCAGGGAAATTTCCTTTTAATCAATATATTATATTAGGAGATGACATTGTCATTAAAGATGACGATGTTGCTCTTAAATATAAATATCTTATGGAAAGATTGGGTGTGGAACTATCTGATACAAAAACACATAAAAGCTTATTCTTATATGAATTTGCTAAGCGTTGAATAAATAAAGCGAAGAACGTTGAATGAACAGGTTTACCTATTGTTGGAATTATTGATAATATCAAGAATCCTATAATAGTGTATACTATTCTATTCGACTATTTCTTCATCAAATCGAATTTTTATTCATTTGGTAGAAGTTTAGTTGTTTTTATCGCTGAATTTTATAAAGATCTTAAAATAACATCAATTACTTTAAATCCTAAAACAAAGAAATTTGTTAAGAATTTTGAAGAAATTAATATTAAAAAAAGATTTTTAAAAACACTTAAATTGTTTGAGTTCAGTTTAGGACATACATTTGGTTTAATGAATGAAGATAAAATACGTTTGTTTATCATGCATTCAATTCCAAATAATTCGTATGTATTCAAAGGTGAAGAGAGTCTCAGAGAGATTTTCAACCATGGAATGATGAACCTAGTTAATGATAATTTTCAAAGAATTGTAAAACTTTCTAAAGGATTGTTATCCTCTAAAATGTTACCAAATCTTGAAGATCAGCAGAAACTACCACTACATATTTCAATTTTAAATCAAATTAATGACTTGAAACTTTTGTTAATAGATAACCTTGAAAACAGAAAATCTGTTTTCGAAATCATTAAAGAAATCAATATAATTGATTTCGATAAAGTTTTCGATGGTTCTAGAGACAAAGTTGCAACATTAATGACAGTTGGTAAAACTTTTACGAGAGGATTTAATCACATTCGTGCTTTTCATAATCTTTTAGATGAAGAGCTTAACGAAGATCAAATCCAATACTCGCTTGGTTACATTCAATCTAACTTTATGAATGATACCATTGAGTTAAACAACTTGTTGATTAATCAATTGGACTATGTAAGAGAAGAATCTTTAGTCTATACTAAGGTTAAAGATCAATCTGAAGAAAAAGTTGAATTAGATTCATCACAGGAGCATTATCCTGAGAGTAAATCTGAACAAAACTTTATTCTTGTTGATCCAGAACCAGAAATACAAGAATTCACAGAGGATGAACGGAGACTTATCGAATCCGGTAAACCTTGAGAATTAGTATTATTAGGTGATGGTAAGTGAGTAATTAAAGAAATTACTTAATACTATTACCTAATGTAGAAAACTTAATTTTCTTCTTGGCATTTAGTGCAATATTATTATAAATAATAATATTAAAATTCAGAAAGGGCCAATCCAAAACAGATTGGTTGTAGTACTGATAAATAC